TGGGCAACGCACGCAATGTTATCTATCAACAATCGTGAGGATGATTATGCGCAGGATATATGTGCTGACACCTCGCCAGAAGCAACAGTTGCAAGCCAAGTTGCTGAACGGTGAATACACTGAAGATGATGTGTTAGAGCTTGTATTGTGGCTGCAGCATCGTGCTTGTGGCTATTGGCCTTAAGGAGTGACTACCATGTTGAAGTTTGTTGTTGGTTTATCAATTGGCTTCTTCATAGGCTGCATTGTTGGTGCAGTAATGGTGTTGAAATGATTGCTTTAGATAAGTTGGTGCGCGTTCGCGGCCCTAACTTGTTGGCGGTTGTCGATGCCGTACAAGCGGGCTGCATTCGTGTGGTGTTCGCAGATACCACAACAGGGCTGTACCATCCGTCTGATCTTGTGCGTGTTCGTGCTCGCAGTGAGCAAGGAGCGTTCTACAGTGAGCGGCAGCGCTTTCTGACTGCGGCGCGTCTTAAGGCTGCCAACGCGCGCCGTTCTCTCAACTTCCTGCAAATGCGTGTTCAGACTGCAACACGTTTAACTCAACTTCGTGAGCTATATTCAAAGGTGCCTCTATGTCTGGGCGTATCGGCTATTGGGTCATTCAATCAGATCATCAGTTATCGCCCGGCTCGAAAGAAGTTGCAGAGCAGAAGATTGTCACGTCACAGGAGGAACGAGCTTGGGACAAGCTTGAGGATCTAATGAAAGATCCAACATGTACTAACATCCGTATTGCGAAACCTAGGAGGGCAGAGAATGGCTAAGCGAACATTGAAAGAGATTGCAGGCAGCAAATACAACCTTGCTGGCGCGCGTGAGCAGATGGGGTTCACTCAAGGGGCATATGCTGAGCATATTGGCGTGTCTCAGGGCACTGTCTGCCGTTGGGAGCAGGACGAAACAGCACCAACACTGGTGAGGCTCTATAACACTCTGTATATGAAGCATGTGAAGAAGGCTCCAACTCGCAAGGCTAAGAAGGCTAAGCGGCTGGCGGTGCGAGCAAAGCTTGGAGCATTGACACCAACAGAGAAAGCAGCACAGGAGACTAGCAGCAATGTCACCGGCGCAGAATGAGCTTAATCGTGCAGTACAGATACTTTTGGATGCGCGCCAGGATCGCAGACACGCGCAAGCGGCTCTTGTTGCTGCTCAACATGCTGAGGATCAGGCACATGTCACACTTAAACATGCATTGGACCTTGTTAAGTTGGATTCAACGGCTGCTGTTGTGCTGCCTGATTTCTCTGAGCGTAGGGTGTTCGGTAGTCCCGCGCTCGATTCGTTTCCAAGCAGAGCATCATTCACATCTGACACAGCACAAGCCATTCTGTCAGACTTCAACGGAGTACGGGACTAACACCCTTGAGGCTGTCGCGCACTATCAGCGCGGCAGCTTCTTTCTCGATGTAGCAGAAGGCTACAGAGTTGGCGGTTGGGAACCCGGCCCGCATGAAGAAACCACAATACGGGTTGGCTATGAGTGGCGAATTAGATGAGTTGGGTACAGAGGACAGGCTGTTAGATGATGACGACTTGTTGCCGGATAAGATCTTGCGTATATCGCACCGCGCGAAGGATGGACATGTTGCTGTTGCTGCTCAGTATCATACGGTTGATGCTCGCGACAACATGTTGGTTCTCTATGTCTATATGCGAGATACGGACGGTTGCACCATGCATCGCCATTATATCTATAGTCCGCGCACGATTGCTTATAATGCTTGGCGCGATCTTGCAGCGGTCGAAAGCTATGAAGTGTCACAGGTTGATGGTGTTATTGGCGTGTTTGGTTGGTGCACAACATTCGTCAACTTCACAGCTTTGCGTGAAGGCGATGTTTTAACCAACGTCCAGAAGGAGAAATACACATATGTTAGGCTCTCATTTGGTCCCAGAAAGGCTCACAGAAAGGCACGGGCAACCCGCACGCAAAAACCGCGCAAAGGAAATACACGTATTAGGCTTTGATTCAGAGACCTTGCAGGGTCCACCTATCACACTTCAGTTTTATGGACAGATGGGGAAACGTTTCAATGGCTGCATCTTCTTGCGTGAGCGCGCAGCATCAACAGTGTTCCTTGCTCAACTCTCAAAACTACCTCCTGGCCGTTACCGGATGTATGGTCACAATCTCGAATTCGACATGCTGTCCATCCTCTGGAATGTTAGAACCAAACTTCTTACAGGCTCTTTTGAAATGCGCATTGGATCATGGGATATCCAAGGACGTTTCACAAAGCCTATCTTTGCAACGTTTCGTGATGGACAGCGCACTGTTGAGCTGGTTGATTCCATCTTATGGTTCCAGACTTCATTAGAAAAAGCAGCGAAGATTGTTTGCCCGGATCTGCCAAAGCTTCAGCGTCCAGCCGGGTTAGGAACGAAGATGTTCAAGCCATCTGATGATGTGTTTGTTGAGTATGCAATGCGTGACGCTGTTGTTGCCTATCATCTTGGCTTAGCAATAGAGCGGTTTCATGAAGAGTTGGAAATACCCTCGCAGATATCTCTGGCTAGCATGGCGGCAGCCTGCTTCCGTCTCAATTATATGCAACGAGACATCTATCAACCTCCACGCTACGAGTGGATGGCCATGGCTCAGGCTTCATATCATGGCGGAGTCAATCGAGTTAGAGAAGGTATGTTTCCGGCATGGCATACCAATGTCACTGCACTTGATTTGTCATCAGCCTACCCGTATGCAATGTCTGGATTCCCTGATTTTGGAAATGCCGCTGCCTACCGATCGTTCAAAAGGGTTAAGCGTCGCACGCCTAACAAGGTCCCAGATCTTGGAGTCTATAAAATCTCAGGCAGTGCGGCTAAGTGTTACTGGCCTGCCTTGTTCGGTCATGATTTCAAACCGCTGCAAGGACGATTTGTTGGACAAGCGGTTTCAGGATATGAGCTTAATATTGCTCTACGGTCCGGCGAAGTAAAACTAACATCGCTGGAGGGTTTCACGTATGACGATGAATCAGACTATAGCCCGTTTGCTGCCTATGTCGCGTACTTCTACAAGATGAAGGCAGAGAGCACAGATCCAGTGATGCGTTACATGTACAAGATCATGCTTAACGGATTGACAGGCAAGTTTATTCAGACTTCGGAGGACTTCACGCTGGTTGATGGCAAGCTGGTGCGTATCCAACGAGCTGGCGGGCTGTATCAACCTTTCATTGCCAGTTTGATCACTGGCCACACGCGCAGCGTCATGCATCCCCTAGAGCATCGATACAAAGCATTGCATACGGCAACCGATGGCATCTTTGCGCCTGGAAGCCACAAGGGAGCCTCAGCGAAGGTGCTAGGTGCTGTGGTGGATGAGGGTCACGGCGATTTGGCTCTCTTCCGTAACAAGCTCTATATTCTCTACAGCGATAAGGAGACTGATTCAACATATCCTAGCGAAGTCTTTGAAGGCCGTCACATTTTGAAATGTGCGCGGCATGGCTTCCAGGGAACGGTTGCAAATCTCGAATCTATGTTGATATCGCAGGTGAGAGAGTATAGGGTTAACAAACCGGTCAAGCTTAAGTCTGCTGTGCGGACCGGTGACGCGCCTAATAAGTTCGTCCGCTCAGCACGCAGATTGAACATTACGGGTGATTTCAAAATCTACCATCATGGCTAGGAGTCGTGTTAGAGGATACAAGTTCATTGACGCACCGCCACGCGCCGATATGAAGAAGAAATCTCCAGACAGCGCGCCGCGTTTGTATCAATGGTTAGTTGATGAGGGTTTCGTTGAACCTGTCAACACTGTTTCTCGGGGCAATCGCTCCAACCGCCGCGACCGTGGGCGGAGTCAAACACGGTCAAGAGGAAGAAGGTAATACAACATCATGGCAAAAGCCAAAGCAAAGTCCAAAGCCAAAGCTACATCCAAGTCAAAGCGTGCAGCTAGCCCAACACTGCCGAACGGTTACAAGGTGATTGGCCGCGCTCCCAACTGGGACGTGCACAAACATCCTGTTATCGAAGGTGAGCGCGGCGAAGCGAAGGAAGTTACTCTCGATGAGGGTACGAAGAAGGAGCGGACCGTTCGCACCTTCATCCTTCAGGATGCTGACATTGGAGCGGTCACGGTTTGGGAATCCGGCATGCTGCGAGACATGTTTGACCAGACCGAGGAAGGCGACAAGGTACGGATTGAGTATCTTGGCGAAGGCACGGCAAAGCGTGGGCAGAATGCGCCCAAGCTGTTTTCATGTGCTGTGGCGGAGTAGTAACCCTGCTCCGTTGTTAGAGTGACAACAGACGGCCCGGTAGCAATATCGGGCCGTTCTCTTTATGAAGCGCAAACCAACAGAGACTATCGAAGCATTTCGCCGTCGTAAGAGGCTTAACCATACCCGCGTATGCTGGTGCATGGGTTGGTGGTTTCCGCATCGGAGCGGCTCGAAAGCATCGCAATACACCCTGGAGACAAGAGGCACTTATGGCTGTTACTACTGATATCGGTTATGACCCATACAACAGCGCAGAACGCACTGATACTGTTGTATGGGTTCCACAACTAACCTACACCGGGGTTGCTATGACACCAGTCCTGGTAGATAAACCAACTTATGAGTTGGAGGTTGGAAGCGGGCCGTTAGAAATTGATATTTGGCAGCTTCGCCAGCTTCCGCGACGGATACGTGAACCCAGCCGTTAGGCGGGAATTCCAATATGCATTGGTTGAGGCTAGCCAACTTCAGTTCCTGAATCCGCCGCGCTAGCTCTACCGGCGGCATTCCTTCAACGTTAATATCTGCCGCGCAGCCTGTCATATGCTGCGATTTCTTTGACCCTCCAACCAACACGTTAAGCCAATCTGGGCGGTAGCCCGAACTAATATGCACTGGCTTGCCAATCATTGCGCGAATAGGTTCTAACACTTCAACAGCCAACCGTGTTAGGTTAGCTATTACTTGTTCAGTTGGCTCGATGATGCGCCCAGATCGCACAGCAACTTGTGAATGCAAGAATTCTGGCAAGTCGAAATGTTCAGATAACATTGCTAGATGCTCCTACCAATGCGCCATCGAACGGGCTGCCGCCTTCAACGCTTGCTGTCTGCATAGCCGTGTCTGTTTGCTGCTCCTTACCCGGTGGAGGCTCAGCAGGCGCAGGCGGGGTTGCAACTTGCTCGTCAATTTGCTCGCCTAGTGCGGATGGATCTAGCGGCGGCATTGGCGTAGGTTGTTGCATTGCTAACTGCGGCTCTCCTTCAAGAGTGTTAAAAATACGATTCAACACGCTAGCGGCAATGTGGATCTTCGGAAATGGGATGCTCATGACTCTAACACCTTTGTCATCAGTATTTTGGGAGTTACTTTGTAACCATGCTTTTCAACAAGAGGCTTCCAACCGGGGCGGCCAACACTTGCCACAACCCTAGCGCCGCGCTTGCGAGCAAGAGACTCAATAGCCAGCAATCCAGACTCGGCAGCCTTTTCGCTCTCTCCTGTAACAGTGAGAATATAACAAGTGAGACCATGCTCAGTTATTCCCCATGTTATGAGCGCGTATGCGCCTGCAGGCAGCGCCCACACTTCAAAGTTGCCACTCTGCAACTCTGCTGCAAATTGTTCGCGGGATAGTACAGCATGGCCAAGTCTTAGCGCCTCTATAGCGTCTCTCAGTTCGTAGGTCTCGGTGCTGCCCCGCCATAACGAGTGTTTGGATTCCATTGTGGTGTTCCTCCGATTGCATCTTGAATGCCAACAGGTTTGAAAGGCTGATTGATGAAGTTAGGATTGCCCCGTCCAGGCACAACAGATGGGCCATAGACTGGCGGTGGAGCAGGCTTCTTAACTTCAGCGGTTGGTACATTTGGCGGCGGATTGAAGTTGATATTCTTCATCTTGCCGCTAATGTAGTCCCGCATAGTGTAATCCGGGGGCAGCATACCGCTACGCTGGGCGAATGCTCCCAACGCATCAGACTGTTGGCCTAACTGGTCCATCTTGCGTTGCACATACTGCGTGTTGAAATTCTTCATATTGAGCGCAATACGGTTCCAGTCTTCCTTGCTAACTTTAAAGTCTTGAGATTTCATGTAAGTTAGAATACCGCCTGCAATGTCCTTGGCTGCTCCACCGAATACCGGAATATGAGCAAGTGCGTCCGTCCCGTGCCCAACAGCATCAAACACATCAGGGGCGTCTTTGTACAATCCATTAACGCCAGTAGAAACTAACTGCGCCAAGATGGCCTTGTTGGCCGGCTTGTCTGGATCAAAGTTTGGATCATTGGCTAGTGCTAGGACTCGTTCCGCTTGTTGATCAATACCGGTTGCTTGCTCAATGTTCTGTTGGTATTGAGCACGATAATCATTCGCTGCGGTAGTAACCAAACTCCTTTGCATAGCATGATTGGCAGCCATGTCTGCATTACGTTGTTGGATGTTGTCTTGCAGGATGCCAGTCATCATTGCCTGCCCCTGTTGAATCATATCTCTGCCGCTCTCATCGCCCGATTGGATACGATACCAACCGTTGGCCGTCATCAGTTTTGCATGGTCTATCAACTTCTGTGTATCAGGATCAGCGGTGCGGCGTATGGAATCCATTTCCTCATATATGCTCCTAGTCTCACCACTGAATTGCCGCGCCTCTCTGGCTTGTTGATCCAGATAGTTATCCCGCATACGTTTGGCAGTCACGCCAGCAATCAACCCTGGAATGATTGCCAATGGTCCCATAACAGTTGCTGCAGCACCGCCATACAACAAGCCTGCTGCTAGTGGCGACATTCCTTTGTATGGTTTGCCTGTTGGGCCTTGCGATGCCGCAGAGACGCTAACCTCTGGCGGCAGATCTGCGTGACTAACTGTCTGTTCGTCTTGTGTATCATCGCTCATGTTTAACCCATCCCACCTTGGCCAGCAGCTTGGAAGTTCCAGGCGTTACCGCTGGACTGATTAGTACCAAACGATTTTGCAATTGCTTGCGCGATCGAACTTGTAAAGTTAGTTGATTCAGAGCTAGACAATGTTGTTGGACTGCCGTAGATACCCGCCAATTTGCTGTAAATATCTAGGTCTGCATTATTGCCTGCCGAGAGAGTTGATAGCAGTGAAGGCAGTGCGCCAAGACCTGTACTTGCAGCGCCAAGGGAGTTGTTAGCTACTGTTGTTGCAGCAGCCTGTTGTTGAGCCGCATTCTGTGAGCGGATCTGCACCGCTTGAGAAGAAAACTGCCGCGCAAGGCTATCCATAGCCATGCCTTGAGCAACACCCTGTCTGCCGCCGCCCAAGTTGCCACTGCTAACAGCATCCGATGTTATAGCTGGGTTGAATTGCTCATTAAATAGCTGCCCAGTATCTTTCTGTAGCTGGGCAATCTGGGCATCTGCAATGGTGTTATCTCCTAAGCTGGCCTTGAGGTAACCGGTACCTGCGTCATTGCCTCCCATCAAACTGTCTAGTATGCCCGTGCCTCCTGTAAACAGTTGTTTTGCAGCCGCTGTAATATCACTAGCGCCCGCCGTTGCGGTGCCTGCCGCTGCACCAGCTTTCTGCATCAGCTGTGTTACTAAGTCAGAGTTGAATACCTGCTGTCCGCTGGCGGATTGCCCACCGCCTATACTGACAGAGTTAGATGCAGAGTCGGATTGATTCCAACCCGATGCCTGCTGTTGGGATTTCCCCATTCCAAACATACCGCCGCCGCTCATATCTCTATACTCTCCAAAGGTTGTGTAATATCACAAAGTTCAACCATTGGCGCTGCTGCCGTCTCTGACTGCGTCGCCGGAATAACATGTTAGTAGTACGGTATCTTGCGAGCCGTTCCGTTGATAGTCATTGTTACGTATCCAGCCGGTGTAGCTGGTAATGCCCCTGCCCCGCCAGCTCCAGGCGCAACTGTCGTTGTTGCTAGACCTGTCCAAGTGACAGCAGAGCCGTTGAACGTAAAAGTTGGGTTAGACGTTGTATTTCCAAACGTCAAACTAGTACAACTTCCTGCAACGTTTCCTAAGTCTATGGCCAATCCTCCAACAACGGTTGGGTTTCCGTTATCATCCATGCAACGAATTTGCAGATCGGCACTAGAACCAAATCTAAATCCCCAACCCCTAACACCGGATGCCTGTCCATCTGCCATAAATACTAGCGGGTTGAAGTTGGTCGCCGTAGTCCTAATAAGCGCTGTTGATGTGTTCCAAGTAATGAAGTTAATACCAACTGTAGCATTGCGAGAGACTGTCATCCAGTCTATGGATGCGTTGCCTGCGTCATTATCAATACGAAAATGATACTGTCCGGCGGAGTCAATATATTCATCCCAACGGCGCGTATCAACACTAGCGCTTGAACATACAAGCTGAATTTGTGCAAAGTTAGCATCTGCTCCGATACTAACTACCGATTGTGTTGCATCTACTGCAGGACGCGCACCCGATATCGCCTGGATACCTCCTTTGAACTTGTGAAGGTTGAGCCATGTTGGAGTTATGCTTTCCAACTGATCTAGCGCAGTCTGAATCTTTGCTAACTCAGAGTTAATAAAGGTGCGCAGATCGCCAATCGCTGGCGTCGGCGTTCTGACATACTTAGTAAGAGCCACTGTACACCGCCTCAATAATGATCCTGTCAACAGTCCATTGTGTTGTGTTACTTTGGTTAATCTCAATTGAGATATAACGGCCCGCAACTTCGTATGGTGTTCCGCCCTTTTGGCGAGCAACAAATGCCCCCCATGTTATACTTTCATCTGTTGAATTCCGATATCCTAAGCGAAATACCATTCCGACAAGGCCATCGCCGGAACCTTCAACGTAAACGCGCGATGTTACTTTGATTTGTTCATCATCATCAAATGTCATATCTTGTCTAACAATACGTCCTAACACTGCAACTTGATCAGCAGTATCCTCAACATACATCTGCAGATTCTGCGCTGTTACAACCTGATACTTGGCGTTAGTGATTCCTCCATCCCACAAGGAGGAATCTGTATCCCATGTTGCAGCGTCAGAATCCCAAGTGTCGTTTGTAACAGTATCCTGCACTAACCCTGTTGTCCCATACCGTGTTTGGAACAGATCCCGTGTTGTCCAGGCGTCGCGCCGCTCATCATAGACATGCGCAATTGTGGCAAAGGTGTTTCCAGCTTCAGGCACGCATACCCAAACCTCACGTTTGCTCAAGTCTCGAATGACAAAGGAGTTGAGCGCGTTGGTATCGTCAATTTGATTTGCGAGATAAGTCTTTATTCTGGAGTCAGCAATGCTCTGAACACGTACGCCATCAAACAAAACAACATCATCGTTACCAACAATAAGATGCTGAGTGTCAAGATCTGCAACACAGTGTGGTGACAAAGTTCCAACATTACGGGAAACCGGTCGAAAGGAAAATATGTTGGTCGGTTGCTGGCCAACATATTCAGCAAGATAAACGCTAGTAGGCTTGTACAGAAGAAGCTGATTACCCAAAGGCTTGCCGCAAACAACACGGCCCGCTGTATCTGCAAGGATCGCAGATCCAGCTTCATTTGACGCTGAAGGTGTCCAACTAGCCGGTAGAGCACCGGGTGCCGCTGCGTCTGACCAAACAACCATGTTTTCAAATGCGCCACTCCCATTAGTTATGTTGAGAGCAAAGACGTGAAAGCGAAAAGCAACAACTGCTTTAGCAACCTGTCCAACAACCCAGCCCGGAACTGTAGCGGCTAAGTGCGCGCCGTTGCCATCCCATGATGCAACAGGATCGCGGCCATTGGTGAACACGGGTATGCCGTTTAGTAGTGTGCTGGACCATTCGTAGGTGTTGGAAATGGCAGTTATAACTGCCATCGTGATATCGTTAGCAACTCCGGCTCTAACGCCATATACCTTGTTGGTTCCAAACACCATCCACCAATTGAAGGTGTTCAAGAAAATGTTGAGTAGGTGCCGTGGATCAGTTGGCGCTGCACCGTAGATTGCGCGCCGTCCTCCTATACGTGATGGAAACCCTTTGCGGGTGTTGCAGTTATGTGCAAGTGTTAGGTATTGGTCTGCAATCTCTGCAGAGTCAATATCCAAGATGTGCCCGCCAGTTGGGCGGATAATCTTCCTCATTTCTTCACCGCTGCAATGATTGCTGGCGCTATCTTCTCAGCGCTACGGCCATAGACATAGCCGGTCAATCCTAACTCTACCAATCCCCAGAGTTTTAGATACTCTGCCTCAGACAAGTTAGTAGATGACCAACCTAACACTCGTGCAACAATAAGTGCTACAAAGGTCAACATAACAACTGGTCTCCAGTTACTAGTTAACCAACTTGAGCTTGCTGCCTCCGTCTTCACGATATCCGCCGCAGCCAAAAATTCCTGTGCGTCCTGCTGCTGGCGCATCTGGTCAATTGCTGCCTTCGCCTGCGCTGCCTGTGTTTTATCAGGAACAAAACGGTCCAATGCGTCTTTGACCAACGCAATAGCGCCGTCTATAACTGGTATCGGCATGTTATTTCCTCTGCTGCTCAATCCGGTCTAGGCGTCTGATAATGTCCGCATACTGTGCTGAGGTTGTAGCCTGCGCGATCTGCCCCGCCAACGCCATACGGTTTGCAGACTCTGCCTTATCTTCAACTTCCTTGAGTCGTGTTGAATATGCTCCCCAAGTAACTCCCATGCCAACAAAGGTTGATAGCAACGCCACAACCGTTGTCACGCCAAGTCGTGCCTCTTTCATAGGGCTTTGCTGAATGGCCTTGTAAATACCAGAAGTTGCTTCAGTCATGACAGCAAAAACCCCACAGTTTTACCAAGCTCAGCGGCAGACCATGCATAGTTAGGGTTAGGCAGCGGATTCCAATCCCATTCAGTGAATCCACCGCCAGAGCCATATACAACGTTAGGATCGTTATATCTGAAATAACGTGATATGCCACTGGCTAACACTATCTCTAAGCAATCGAAAAAGTTTTGAGGCAACCCGGCTGTATTGAACGTGATGCGCATATTACCTGAACCGCCGGTGTCTCCATAGAATGAGCCAATGGTTGCGCCACGGAACACCGGTAAGTTGCATGCGCCCATGTTGAGACCGCCAGGAAAGCTATATCCATAGCGTCCGCCATTAGTTGCAACCGTAACGCGACGCCATTCTCGTTGTCCAGCCAAAGAAGCCTGCATTGCCTGCTGTATACCACTCATGACAAACCAACTCCCCAGACCCTAACATCTGTTCCATTGCTGAGAATACATACAACCCCGGCTGCATTGAACGTGCGCGTTCCAGTAGGCGGAGCACCGTTACCGCCATTCAACCATTTCAGGTTGCCGCTGACTGTTTTGGTAAGCGTGATTGCTGCACCTGTCTCGTTAATGATCGAACAACAAAAATTTGCTGCAAGATTCGGGATGTTAACGTTACTGCCAGCAGTCAACCTAACTGCCTTACCTGCATCGCTAGCGGCTATTGTGTAACTGGCAACCTGTACGTTCTCAGGCATGCCGCGCATGTCTTCAACTGGGCCGGTGACTCCAACAAGCCTATTGAATTCTGTTGGTGTTGGATTGATGGCAGCATTTGCATTAGGAAACGTGCTCTGCAACACGCTCTTAATGAGTCGCAAATGGTCATCGCCTTGCGCCTTTGGATCTGACGCACCTACCGGGTTAGTAGCAACCAACCCGCTGATAAATGTTGCTGATTCTAAACCCATGTTAGTAAGGACTCCGCCACTCGGTATTGTAGGGATTAGCGGACCGTGCCCCGCCTAATAGCTTCTTCATCTTCCTGTTGATTTCATCAATAGTTGCATTGGCGCTCTGAAACATTGCGCTAGCGGCATCATAGTCGCGAGCGCGTTTCCAGATAGAAACCAACACTGCTTCCTTGTACAAATCAGGATATGCATTCAGCAGGGTGTTGCTATCGCCTGCATTTACCAGCGGCGGCGGCAAACCAAAGTAGTGAATTGTTAGAGTATCCCCCGCGCCAGGGTTGCCGGCAAACATAACAGTTGTTGGCCGTACGACATACGCGACTATCTGAGACAAACTTGAATAGGTGCTAACGTTTGTTTCATCAACTTGGTCTAGCGGTAGGCCATCGCTCCTAAAGATGTGCCGCACCAACGTAATGTCCGTTGACGGCAAGTTATAGACTGCAGAGTTAGGCGCAACTCGTTTGGTGTCATCTAACACCGCTTCGAGCGCGTAAAACTCCAACCGCTTGCGTATCAATGACTCTGCCTCAAGCATGAATCTGTCTTGATACGTAGTCTGCAAATCTTCGCGATGCGCATCGCTGAAGGCTGCAGTTAGTATAGTGCTACGATCCATAGGTGCCGGGTTTCCCGATTACGCCGTTTTTAATCACACCGCGCACTAACTTGCCAACGCGGTATGGCTCAGAAAATGGTGAGCGTTCAAATGCCTCCCATGCGGCAGTCATCGCGGCAGGATCTTTGTAGTTATCCAACCCTGGATACAATCGTTTGATTGCTTCAAAGTCCTGCAACGGAATCCGCATTGTGTGACGTGCAAAAGGCGCATGTTGATGAGGTTCGTTCCCTTCACGCACACGTTGAACAGATTCTAAAATGGCTCGCCGCATGGGATTCATATCAACTCTACTCCTATCAGGTTACTGCAAGCGTTGGATCTGCATCGCGCACGCTGAAGTTTGCACGCTCAAGATAGGCTTTCACCATCCAATCAACGTGCAACATCTTGCGGAACGAAAGACCCAACTTGGCCAACGGGTCAACTTTCCATCCATAGAGCAAGCCAAGCTTCCAATATCGCGGATCAATACCAAACACGGTGCAAGCTCCAGTTCCATAGGTCTGTTGCAATCGGTTGGGAATGATCTGCATCATGAAGCCAAAGTCCGTTTTGAAGGCATCAACAAACATCTGCGCCGTCTGAGCAACTCCGTCTCCAGATCCTTGGATGTTCTGAGTTGGTTTCGCTGAGAACGCAGTACCAATCAGGTAATTGGCAATGCGCTTTGTCATGCCAGGAACCGACATGAGAACAGTAGTATTACCGCCCAACGTGTAAACGTTCTGGATCTGGTTAGTGATCTGAACCCATGTTAGCGCAGCCTTTGTACCATTTGTAGGAGCAACAACAAGTTTGGTTCCGGTGTTGAATCCACCAACCGCACCAGTTGCACCAACAGTTACGTTGGTCTTGAGCCAAGCATCAACACCGCCAGTCTTACCAGCGGTTGCGTTGTTGTCATCTGCAACAGAGCCTTGCGGGCTGAGTGCAGTTGCCTCAACATCGCGCCGCAACTCTTGCAGCCGTCGGGCCGTCTGATAACCCATTTCATCAGAGCGGCCAATGGACGTGATAGCTTGCCCGCGCTCCGTCACCATAACCAGCTTTTCGCTGATCTGTGCTTGATTACCAACACGCTTTGCATTGGTAGTATTCGCATTGTTGTTTGCGCTAGATGCATCAGAACCAGACACAACAGCGTTGGTGAGGCTTGGAGCAATCAAAGCATCTTCTGTCCATTCCGAATATGAATTGTCAAAGCCGTCCGTTGCAATCATATCCAGAAACGGTGTACCAATGTCGGAGCAGTCAAAAATCTGATCCAACACATCTTCACGAACTAGACCGCCAGCAAGGACGTTTTTAAGGTCTGCTGCGTCCAAATAATCACTAGGTTGAGCCACGATTGTACCCTTCTGTTAGTCGCCAAAGATTGACCGTATGCGGTCAAGCTGCGTTGGCAACACCTTGCTACTGCGGTTGGATTCGTTAGGCTTTACCGGACCGCGCGCAGACTTCCCGCTAGGGCGCTGCTGCTTAGTTGGTTTGCCATTCTTGACACGCGCCAAAGCATCCTTAATCCGCTTATCTCTAAGGTAGGAGTCTCGGATAAACTTCAACGCACGATGATCTACAACAGTAGACAGAAACTCGGCACCAAAGCCGTAATCTGCCAACATGTCGATTATTCCCGCAATATCCTCCGTGCGGCGTTTTTCGTCTCGCCATTCGGGAATGTGCTCCAAGGTTGCGGCACGTTCACGTTGCATCGTTGCTTCGTGCTTCTGCCGTACCTTGTTAATCATCGCTTCCGAAAGCTGCTCCTTCGGAATCAATGCCATTAGCTCACGCATTTCCGTTTGCGCGCGCAACATTTCTCCTTCCGCTTTCACACGGCGCTGATCAAACTCAACTTGCCGCGTCTCCAACTCAACAAGCTCGCCAACTCTATCCTTCAGCTCTCCCAAGGTTAGCGGCTCTGCGCCTTGAGGCATCGGGATTTTGATAGCGTAGACTTGTTCTGGCGTCATCTTGTGACGCTTAATCAACCCATCAACAGAGTCGATAGGTTTCGATGGGTCATCATCTTGGCTCTCGCCGCTCCCATCTTCGTCAGCAAAAATCTCTGCAAGGCTGAGCTTGCGGGATTCCTCAGCAGGAGGTTGCCCCGGCTTACCCGGCTGCTGCACGAGTTGATTGCTATTGTCTCCAACGGTGCTAGCCGCTGGGCCTGGATTACTCGCCGTCTCTGACGAGTTGTTTTGCTGTGCCATCTATTTCACCTTTAATGAGTTGTATTGCCTGTACTCTGATCCAAAGTTGTTCCCGTTCGTCAACTGTCTTGGATATTCTCCATGCTGCTATCGCGTTTTCCTCCACCTTCTTTAGTATCTGCGGTAGCACCTTGCTTGCTAGAAGGTTGCGCGCGTCCTTTGCCAGTTCCGGCGGAGTCGTTGCCATCTGTTACACCTTTGCCTTGTGCGGCACTCTGAGCAGTTTGTCGGGCCTTTACCATGTCCAACACTCCAGAGACAGCCAACTTGGCTTCCTCTATTTGGGCGCTTAACACGCTGTCGTAATACTTGTATTGCAACTCTCCATCGCTCTGATACTTATCCAACGCAACACGAAGCTGCTCTAAGGCGATGGCCTGTTGCATCATTGCGTCTTGTTTGTTCTGGCTTGCCTGCGCCTGCATTGCTTTATTCTGCAGCGCCTTCTGTGCTGGCGGTGTACGCGGGTCGATGAAATACTTCTCAGGCGTATCGATATCGTTGATGCGCAACCAATCCATTAACGCAGTATAGAACCCCTGGATGTTGACTAACACGTCTTCCATGCCTTGCTTGGCCAACTCTGCCATTGTAGTAATGAGTGTCATCAACACTGCTGCAACACGTTGCCGTTCACCAACCGATGCACCGAGATTGATTAACACAGAATCTCTAACCTGCCAATCACTAGGGTTCGTTCTAACCCAACTATTGCCCCGCTTGAATTGAATAACTTCAGGCCATTGCATACGCAAGGTTTCGTGCGCAATGAGATACATAGATCTTATAAGAGTGTTGGCCAACATACGAGTCATGAAAGCAGCAAGTTGCTCCATAACACTATAAGCGCGATCCAACCCCATGCTACCAACACGGTCATTGAGTTGCATTTGACCTGTTGCCATATCGAGAGTGGCTCCGCCCATTTCCGACCTAACACGCCGCATGTGCTCAATGTTAGCCAGAATGTTGGCGCTAGTGTCTGGTACAGCGAAAGCTGCAACCGCTGCTCTAACATCGCCAATAACCCCTGGCTTAACTCGTATGCTGCCATTGATGCGACCGTCATTAAGGTCAGACTCTTCAACCAACCCGTCAAAATGTGCGGTGCGATTTTTGTTAGTTGCATTCAAGTTATCCTGCAGTGCTCTATTAAGCGCTGTAGATGAATCTTGTACACTCTTCAACTTGTCAAACAAGCTAATTCCAATGAAGGTATGCGGATTTACGATTGCAACACCAGTTGCATAGCATACTAAGTCTGCCTCCGTATTCTCTAACACATAGTTCCCGGAAACGGATACGCGATGAAGTGTTGCACCGCCGTCGCTATCCTCCATCTTCACATAGCATTCATACCACTCGACGGACTCTTGACTGCGATCGAATGGATTAGCAAACGTGTTAGATGACAGGTTGCGCGGTAGCCGTGAATCTGCTACGGACGAATTCAACACGTTGTATTTAGTTAATCGGTTCACCTTCCAACGTGGGAATCCGCGCTCAATAAGCGTAGAGCGTGTTTCAACATGTCGTTCCGCGCAGAATGGAATATCTTCTAAGTCTTGACGATGCCAAAACTTCGGAAACAGAAAATTGTCAATTGGCAGCGCTTCAACTCGGAACTTACGAGTTGTTTTCTTAACTGTAGCGCTAAGCTGGCCTGTGTCTGGATCATAGCTATGCACCGTAGTCTCACCAATCTTGTCTAACACATCTGTGACAACTTCTGGAGCAACATCCATCTTGTTGATAGTCTTGACATGCGTCCTTTCGTCAACATACACCTTGACAACGGCATTGCGTACCAACAAGGCACTTTTGATTGCCGATGCAACTTCCACGAATCCATTTTGACGTTTGAACAACATTTCATGGCAGCAGTCAGTCTCCAGTTGCGCTTGTTCCTCATCAACTTGGTCATAGGAACAAAACTCGGCAATGCGCTTACCGCCCAGCGGCTCTGTCATGATGGCCAAATTGCCATCGACCATGCTAGACACGTCTCCCGATACCATTTGTGAACGGCCCGCTATCTCGTCACCGCGCGCCCGTTGAAAATAGTAGTCATATGCCTGCCTGCGAGACTCAGACAACTCGTCTCCTTCATAGCCAATGCAATTGACCAACAAAGTTTTGATCTTCGCGGCCAATTCAACTTGTTCAGCAGTCTGTGAAGCCATGTTAGATAATACCCTTGTCGTAATTGCGATAGTTCATTGGAGGCAGCGCCGGACCCTTAGAGTACACTTGCGCTGAATGCATGACAGCCAATGCAACAGCTACAGAATCATATGTTAGGTCTTCATCATTCGTCTCTCTGTAAGGAGCATAGGCCATAGCAAAATCTGCAAGACTCTCACGAGCCGCAGACGTACATTGACAGATATTCATCATCGCAGCCGCGTGACCTTGTTGCATATGTTCATCAGCATTCAAAGGAGCGGCAACAACTCCTAAACCATCTAGCGCAGAAAATAACAATGGATCTGGGTTGATAGCATGATGTATCAACAAGTTAGCCGGGTGCCTCCGTGTAACCGCTTGAACGGCATCTGTGAGATTCTGTTCACGGAAGGTGTTGACTGAATGTATGAATCTGTCTTCAAACACGATTGCCGTGATGCCTTCCTTATATACTCCCCAGGCAACACGTTTAAGTTTGTTGCTTGGCTCAGCGCTTCTGCAATCAAGCGCAAGGAGCCTAGCATGCTGGCGATTAAAGACAGCTCCCGCGCTTGCTGCATCTGGATCGCAATAAAACTCTTGTCTGACCAGTCCTGCGTCCATTCCATCGCGTATCTCCTTCGCAATGTCGGCCTGCGTAATGATTGGCTTGCCGTCACTTCTAACAGTGTCATCAATAGTACGCAAGCTGCTAAACCAGTCTTCCAACTGACTAACTGTTTGGAACAACCGCCATGCATGGTTACGTCCTCTGAATGTTGTAATAAACATCGCCCAACCCTTGTTCTCAACAAGGATAGGTCGGATATAATCCCAAGCTGCAGAGTTGCACAACGCCCATTCGGAAAATACAACACCGCAGGGATTAGATCCCACCATGCGGTCATAGTTATCTGATCCTAACATTTGCCACGCAGAGCCGTTAGGAGTGGTGAACGACATTTCAGTATCGTTCTCATCGCGCCTGTCTGGAAAAGCTCGGTTGATAAAGCGCTGACCAGTGCGCGCATCAATACCCTTCCAAATAGCGCGCTTAGCCTGGACATGAAACGGGAACAAATGCCAGTAGGAACCAACACGCTCTAACATACGTCTATGTGTGAAGTCCAAAGCAAACACGTCCTTGCCCGCGCGCCGATGCCACGCTAGAAACATGCGGCGAATACCATCAAGGTAGGCTTGCTCTGCCTCCTGTTGGTGTTGGTATAACTGCAGCTTCGCTACCTTCGCAACAGCTGTCTTCTGCGCTCGACGTGCCATGTAGACCCTTGCGTTGCAGATTCCGCTTGCGATTATACCGCAGAAGTGCTAGGGAATCGAATATGTATTATAGGTACAGCCTATCAACACCAGCATGTTAATAGATGCATTATAGAAACCTCGCAGTGACCCCTCAAACCAACATGTCGTTGTGATTATTCGCTATGCATAAATCGTCACCAAATGCCTATATTCATAGGCTTTCAGCGTGTTGAGTTGCACGATGTTATATTTGAGCTGTGAACTTTGCTTGCATGATGCATATATCTATTATGAATACAATAGCAATAATTCTAATAGAATCAAAGGGTTACATGGGGGTTGTTGG